AGAGTTGACCCGAGAGCCGAATACTCGCTGGAGTTATTCCATCTCGCTTTAATGCCGTTAACATTTGATTGACCAGATGGAATATAATAGCTGAACTTTATTCGGTATCGTTTTCCTACTGTTGCACCTACATTGCGATAAACGTAATGTATAGAACTGCCAGCAGAAGTGGTGATTTGCAGTAAATTTGATTTAGCATCAATCGGTCCAGATGCCTGTGATATTGAGGTATTAGAGAACCCCCAGCTATCAGTGGTTGAAGTAAAATTACTTGTATAAACACCCCCATTCGCCCCACCCCATTCTTCAGAAAATCCCAAATCATTGCCACGGGCGAGTTCTGCCACTTCGGAAGCGGTGAGTTCTCGGTTGAAGATTTTGACGCCTCGGATGGAGCCTTCGGCATAGAATGAGGCAAATTTGCCAACATACACATTTTGTGAAGTGTTGGGCATACCCGCATAACTCGCGTTGTTGGATGCAGTGGATGCTATAACCTGACCGTTAATGTATAGCGTTGCACCATCCATTGCCGCCGTAAACGCATTGGAGCTATTTGGACCCGCACCCGCATAGGTCGCAGCAACGTGTATCCACTGATTTTCTAACGTAGTGGCAGCATCTGCGGTTCGTACGTCATCTACAGCAGCACCGTCCCGAATATTTAGGGTCAGCTCATCTGACGCATTAAAATATAGCAGCCATTCCCTGCCAGTTGTATCCCATTTGGCTATTGGGCTAAAATTGGTCAGGTCACTCGCATTAATCCACGCCGAAACCGAGAAAGGCAAATCGTCAGTTCCATCAGTAAATGAGAACCTATCATCGTCTCCCACCTCGATGTAATCATTGCTCCCGTCGAAATACAAAGCAGGTGCCGTGGTCTTCAGCGCATTAGCCTGTGCGTCCTCGTCTTTGGAGTTGACTTCCAAATTTGTTCGTGCACCAGCTGCTGTAGTCGCTCCGGTTCCACCTTCGCCGATCTGCTTGGTGCCATCCGTCACTCGAACGTATGCGCTCCCGTCATACACTGCCTGATCTCCAACCGAGTATACCCCGAATGCGGTGCCGATGACGTAGAAATCACCCTGAGTCGTGCTCGCTAAATCAGGAGCACTGTTCGCGACACCGACGAAGTTCAGTCCGTTGGTCAGCGTGTCAGGAATCTGTGAAGGATCCAGCTTGTTGTCGGCGGCCAGGGTAGCCACTTTGTATGTGCTGGGAGCTGCAACAAAATCGGACGCAGTTTCGGATTTAAGTTCTCCGAACGATATGCGCCTGGTTCCAGCCGATGAACTGTCCACGATCAACTCGTCACCATCGACGAGCGTGTCAGTGTTTGGTAAGTCTTTGACTCGTATATTAGCCATGTCGTATGTGATTAATTAAATTTGTGCCGTCAGTGAGCGTGTCACCATTGCTGGAGACCACATAAATTGCGTCTGCTACGATTGTGTTTGATGCATCGATCAGCGTCCTCCCGGAATCAGTCACAATCGCATCTCCGGTCACTGCCGGGGGCGCAAACCCCCCGGTGATGACCGAAAACTGAGTGATAATTCTCTGGAGGTGTCTGATCATTCTGCGTATGCGACCATTTGCCCTGATGTGAGCGTGATCGATGTAGCATCCACTCGTAGGTGCAAACCAGCTGGGATTGTTTTACCTGAGAACGTCCCTGTAAGCGCACACGTCATCGCGGACACAACACAGTCGGTGATCGCTACTATGTAGTTAAATTTGCCAGTATGCGTGGAATTATCATCGATGATGACACCTCTGCCCTGTATGTAGTCTCTCATATGTCCCAGGCTTTTTTGATTTGTTGTTTAGAAAATTTGCTGTTCCACCCGCGATCCTCCAGGCGTTTATATCCTCGTTTGATCTGATCGCGTTGATCCGGGAGAGATGCTCCCGTTTGCATCCGGAATCCTTCCGGTTCTGACACCCGACTCCAACGGACACCGTTTGATACAAAATCAGATGTTCCAATCGGTTTAATAAACTCTGACCGATGCCCGGCTTCGTTAATGTATGTGTAGTTCGGCATTAAAAGTGGGGGAGGAAACCCTCCCCCGTGACTACAGTTACAGTTGAGCACCCTCTAACATGGAGAGCATCCCTTCCCTGTCCATTTCTGGCTCAGGTCCAGTCTCACCCTCAAGATCCACCCCGTTTGCGGTTGTCGCGTAAACGGTAACCGACCCATCGGCGATGTCTTCAACCGTGCCTTCAAGCGTGACGCTGATCGCGTCACCAGCGGACGGTGCCACTGACTCCTCGCCATCCATGATCGCGAGGGCTTCCATCGGGATTGTGACGCTAATAGGCATAATATTATGCTGAGTACCCAGTCTTAGAGTAAACTCGGGCGATGTGTTTAGGTTGAATGTTTTTCGCAGCGAAAAACGATTTGAAACCAACCAGGATGCGCTGGTTCAATGGGTCGTTTTTATCCGCACCGGAAACGATGTAGACAGACGGACTGTATGGACTCTGGCTCGACAGGCTGGGAACACCGTATGCCTGGGCACCCACCACAACGGATCCATAGATGTCACCAGATGAGCTGTAGGTGTATTGGGATCCACCGGAACCCGCTCTGAATGGCTCAGTCGTTTCGACAAACCGGACACCGTGCATTCGTCCAATCTCACCACGCAGGCGAGCCTGGGGCTCGGCATAGTGGTGCGCTTCCTGCCACTCGGAATCGGCCAACAGATCCCGCGCCTGTTGAGGTCCGACGATGGCAATAAATCCTCCGTCCAGGGGGCTGGCGGCATTGATCTTGAGTGCGGTAGCGGCATCCAACCAGTCGCTGGCGTCTGCTGCCGTGATCGATGCTCCGTATGATGTTGTGGCACCGGAATAAATATCGGAAACTCCAGTTGTGTTGCTGAACAACTCAGTGCGAATAACGCTATCCAGTTTGAGCGCACTGTCCCGTCCGATGCGAAGTGTCGCCTGTTCAATGTTGTTAAACAGAGCAGTCGCATCTGCGATGTCAGAGATGCTCAACACCTGACCGTATTGAACCAGGTCAACATCCACAGTCTCCATCTGGAGAGCTTTGGTTGTCGGTGTCGTTCCCTCAGTCAACGTGTCTACGTTCGCTGCATCACCTTCTTCGTAGCGGAAGAAGCGCATGGTTTTTCCACCGCTCTTCTCCGGGAGTGGTGCCTTCATAGCGAACTGATCCAGGACGACCGTTTTTTCGATGGTCGCCAAAAGTTCACGTGAGAAATATCGCTGCATCGCGACAGAAATGTCGTTCGATCCACTTCCGCCGCTGGTTGTGATTGTACTATCTGCTGGCATTTTAAATCCTATCTATTTGCGCGAGTCATGCGAAGAATCGCCTCACGTTGTTCGTCTCGACTCATGTCGTCGAACCCCTTCGGGCCTGACCTTCGCGGAACATCGCTGGTTCCTAAATTGAGTTTGCGTTTATAGCTTTCGAGCTCGGCTCGAAGCCGTTTGTTTTCATCTTCAACGGACTCGGCTCGCTTCGAGTTTACGTAGTATTCGGCTACCTCGACCGCATCACGGAATCCGCTCGAATAAGTTGTTAAGGCTGGCTTGTTTTTCAGCAGGTACTCAGTCGCTTTGTAGAGTTCACTCTCCTGATCGTTAAGCTCAGGTTTTGCCTTCACCAACTCACTCACAGAGTCTGCCCACTCCTTTTTAAACCGATTGATTTCTAGAGTCTGACTGGCGTTATCTCGCTTTCGGCGAGCTTCCTCCGCCATCCGAGCTGCCTCTTCGGCCAACTCAGGTTCACCTGAGTCGCGGAATCGTTCAGCGACCGCCTCATAGACATCGGGTGACGCTTCGTCACCTTTGTTTATGATTTCCTCGGCAATCCTCGAGCGATCCTCTTCGAGTTGTTTCCTGGAATCCTCCAGGTCATCTTTCAGCTTCCTGATCTGCTCCTTTTCTTCCTGAAGCTTCTGCCATGTTTTGTTCTGGCGAGCTTCGGCTTTCCTGAGCTTCTCGTATCTCGACTCGGTTTTGTCAGACCTATCATCCTCTTCGGTTTTAATTTCCGGAGACGGTTCCCCTGCTTGAGACTCTTCGTTTGCAGTGGGTGCCTCATCCACTGATGGTGACTCATTGATAGGTTCAGCAGCGGGCGCAGCTGCTTCGTTTTCGCCCGTAATGAGACGCATGATTTCGTCCCGATCCATCGTTTCAGTCATATTCGTTTTCGCCATCGGCCTCTGCCAGCAGTCCATTCGCGACCAACGTGTCCAGGGCAGCTATGCCGTCCCGGAAACCAGCTGAGTATCCGATATTGTAGGAGGCATTATCTGCCCCTCGCTCGACCGTTGTCACAGTTTGACGAACGATCCACACAAAAATCTCCCTTTTAATTCGCTGCCCCAATGGGCTGGCTAGGAATTGCCGCAGCAGCTCCGCTTCCTGTCGGGTCCATCCCGGGGATTGAACCCCCGGCACCATTCGCATCAGTCGGTAAACCGACCTCACTAGTCTGATTAATTGCATCTGAAATCTCCTGAATCTCCATGGTCAGTTGTTGCGCGGCCTTTCCATCCTGCTGACGAAACTGTTCCATATGCATGCCTATGTGTTCCTGGATCCGCTGCAACTCCATCTGGTCTGTTGGCGCGTTTTGGGCGCGTTTCAGTGCGAGGTAGTCGAGCATCGTTCGAACGTGAGTCGCATGATCATCACTCGGTTTAACCTGAGCCGGGAATCCCAGGCGCATGACAGACAGTTCGACTGCCTGATCTTCCGCCTGGTTGGCGATCTCGATGCCCGGGTCCGTGAGCAAACGCTTCACCAATCCACTGTCATCCGCTTCGAGCACACTTCGACGTAGTTCCACTTGATTGATGTGCGGGTCGTTTACGAACATCTGAAAACGGGCGACCGCTTTCTGAAAATGGAACTGTTTGTTGACCCCGTCAGCGGATCCGCTCGGCGTGATGTCGTAGTTTTGGTGGAGTGCGGATTGCGGAATCTGTTCGAGGGTGTCCAGGTAGTAGTAGTTGAGACTGGATCGATCAAACTGAGTGAGCAGTGACCAACATTGACGGTAGAGATCGCCCAAAAATAAGCGGAACGTCCGCATGCGAAGATCTGCTGACTGGGTAAACAGGTTCCCAATCGCGCTAATCTCAGTTGCTGTTCGCCTCTGGTTCTGGTCGAGGGTTTGGGCGATCCCGAAATCTGGTGTTGAAACACGCTGCTGCGCCATCTCCCTGTGCAGAATCATGTGCTGATCAAAGCTGATCGGCGGGGATGGCATCGGAATCGGCTGGATGTCTTCCGGGAGTATCTGCCCCGGTTGAAACCGCAGGTTGGCTGTATTTGGCAGTGCTCTCGTAGACCGGAACAACGGTCTGTTGTAGAGAGACATTGTGTCGTTTTTCTCGTTGAGCAGCTTCGACAATGATGCCTCAAACACTGCGACCAGCTCGGTCACTCCTCGCGGGGAATACCAACCAGC